CCAACATCACCAATTTCCGTTACAGTGTTATTTTCAGCAATGGAAACAAGCTTGGTTCCCATTACTCGGTATAAAACACCATTCCAGTTGATGCCACCTCGACCCACACCAGGGCCATTCCCAGCTTCAACAACACCGTCAGCAGGTCTTAGATAACCCGCCGAAATGCCTGTTTGCTTTGGCACTGGAACTAAGTTCTTCGGATACGAGGTCCGAAAGTCTGGTGCCGCGTCAGCATAGATGCCGCTGAGGATTGGTATTTGCATTTAGACTATCCTACCCGATACCAAGCCGTTGTTGCTGCGTCATAGCGCATGGTGAAGAAACCATTTGCAGCCAGTGCAGTTGGTGCGCCTGTAACCGTATTGCCAGATGTGACAGCCAACGCACTAACAATCTGTGTGCAATTTACGCTAACTTCAGATTTATCAGTCGCGCCTGTAGGCAAAACAATCGCGCCATTGGCAAATGTTCCTGTGGGCGTCAATATGAGCCATGTATCACCAGCGGAGATAGTCACAGAGAAAGCCGTAGCACTTGGGGCTGCGTATTGGGTAGTAAGTGCGCCCGGTAACGTAAGAGCGCTCTGCATGTACGTTGTTAGCGTTGTTAGAGACGCCCTGCGGGTGTCACCATTGTTTGTTGACCACACTGGCAGCAAGTCGCCGCCGACCAATGTAGTGATAGTTGATAGTTGATTAATATTTGACATTTCTTACTCCAAATCAAGAAGGCTGTCTGAGCCAGCAGTAATCCTATTCTGCGGCGCTCGCAAAAATGGGTTGTTATAATATCTCCAGCCCTTATTGCCAGCACCAGCCGGGACTGCCTCATTTCCAAGCTGCATTTCAATTGGAAGAGTGGAATGTGACAGCAATTGATTGTAAGCGCGTTTTGCGTTTACTCTAGTGTCTGGGCTTACAGTTTTACCAAAACCACCAGAAATGCGAATTGCCAAATTTAGATACATTGCCTCAAAAGAAAAATCAGTGATGTTTAATTCGTCATTTAAATCACTGTCATTAGGTGAAGATGGAAGAGGGTATCCAATGCGGATGCCTTTGCCGTTCCATGTCATCATCATCATATCAAGACGCCGCAATGCGCTATTAAGCTGCTGCGGTTGTAAATCAAAAACATAACTTGCCAAGCCGATTTCATCGAAAGCTTGCTCAACAATATCCCGCTTGGTGTATGCCATGATTATTCCTCTTCAGCTTTTGCAACAGGTGTTTTCTTTGCGCGCTTTTGCTTTGAAGTGCCAGATTTAGCTTCTTCTGTAGTTGTAACCCAGCCATCTTTTAAAGAGGCTTCTACTTCATCATCACCAACAATGATGTAGTCAAAATAATCTCCGTGCATCTGATATATGCCGGGGTGTTTATAAAGCATTACAGTCATTTCAATTCCCTTCAGAAAAGGGAGGAGCCAAAGCCCCTCCCAAGTTGTTTTAAGTTTGTGAGAACAACATAATGCCAGACATTTCAGGCTGGAGCACAGCAACACCAAACAATGTATCCCAACGATACTTTGTTTTCTGTGTGTTGATGTCAAACTGCTTTTGCATCACAAGTTCGACGCCTTGCTCAGTTGTGGCGCGCATGATGTCTGCACCAGCATCCGTTGGCACAGCCAAAGAAGCAGGAAGCAATTCAATCGCGTCACGATGCCAGAAACAGTTCACTGGGGCTGTTACAGTGTTTAGGAACACAAGAGCAGCGCCTGAAGCAGGTGTTGCAGTTACGTTCTGATACTGAGCTTCAGCAGCAGTTGAGCCTCCGTTAGAAACAATCGCAGGGCTGATCGTCACAGTACCAGTTCCACCAGCACCACTAACAATCGCAATTATGCGGAATGTTTTCAACTGGCCTGTATCTTCTTTGGTAATGTGGTGAACAGCATTAACACCAGCAATAGTAAACGCATCGCCAACCTTAACAGTGCTACCACCAACGGTGAGAGCCAAAGACTGATAACGGTTATCGACGTTTGAAGTCTGACCAGTGCCTGCGGTAGAAGTCGCAGCAGGTGTCCAGTATTGACCAGCACCGTTAACAACTACGGTTGTAGCAGTCGCAGCAGCCAAACGGTTCGCGTAATCCATTTTGAAGGTCTGGAACCCAGCAACTTCACCAACATACGAACGGCGATAGGCTTCCGTTGGAATGTTGTTCATGGTTTCACGAGCAGCCAAATCACCAGCCATGCCGTTGTAATCACGAGAGCCAAGCGCAAAGGAGCGATTGTCCATCATGATGCCTTGCTCGTTAAACAGAGCATCAGCTTCAGCAACGTCATTATAACCGCTTGCAGCAGTTGTACGCTTAGAAACAACAGTACCTTGAGCAGACGCTGCGCTAAGAACCGCCACGTTAATGTCAGATGCTAGTTTTTGAGCAGCAGACTGACCAAGACGGTTTTCTTGCAACTGGTCGCGCATTTCTTTGGCGGTCAGCAGCGCTGTTGAGTGCTTTTGAAAACCAATAGTTGCAGGAACAGCCAACTGAGTGTTGTCAGCAAAGTTACTTGTTGCATCAGAACCGTCATAAGACTGAGCGATGTAAGGCATTGGACGCCAAATGGTGTCGCTTGAACGCTCCATTTCTTGTCCGTTAGTGTTGTATTTTGTAACAATGGAAGACATTACCAGAGCGTCGTTAAAACCCTCAAGAATGTCTTCAAATGCTACGCGTTCTTCTTTTGAAAATGCGTTAGCCATTTTCTTCTCCAATCATTTAAGCTGATTGCTTCTGCTTCTTATACTGGCTCACTTTTGTATAGTTACCAGTTTTTTCTGCTTCTGCTCTCAGACGGTCTAAGGTGTTGTCAACCGAACCAGATGGTCGGCCAGTGCCATTGATTTTACTCTCCGGCCTTGATGACGCCTTGCGTTTAGTGACTTTCAAATTGGTCTCCAATTTTGCCACCGCAAAGGCGAACTTTACGGGATCAGTGATTGAGGCGAGTTCTTTCGCTTTTTTCGGGTTTTTGCCCAGAGCATAAACGAGCAAGGCAGGATTTTCCGCACCTTGAACAATCATTCCCTGCTGCATGACACTGAGGTTATCTTGAACAACGTCTTCAGCAATATCATAGTCTTTAACTTTAAGACTAGCCTTGGACGAATGATAACCCTCCAGTTTTTTGTTCCAATCATTCTGAACAGATTGCTGTTCAGCTTGAACGGACGCTTGCTGCTGGTCATGCGAACGCTTCTTTTCATACCACGTTGCAATTTCCGTTTCATATCGCTCTGTGTCATAATCAACGCTGTCTAGAGTTGGCTTGTCACCAAGAGTTTGTGCAGCAGGCGCTTGCCCCTGTTCTAACCTCTGTAGTTTTTGCTCAAGTTCCTTTGAACGCTTCTTTTCATCACGATACTGCTTGCGAAGATCACGCACCCATTCAGGTGCGCGTGCCTCTTCTTCTTCTTCGAGGTCAGGCGCTTCCCCATTAATTGAAACTATTACATCCCCATCTTCATCATCCGCTTCGGCCTCAGAAGTTTCAACGTCATCATCATCAGCTTCTTCAGCTTCATCAAAATCGTTAACTTCCGGCTCCTCAACTTCGTCCAGAGAAATGTCTTCGTCACGTTCTACCTTATCTTCTTCTTCCATATGATCCTCGTTAAATTCTCACCCACTTATTCGTAGCGGCTGGGCGGTTGCCGCATCTCTTCCCGCGAACGCTCAACAATCTCTTGCAAGTTCTTCGCGGTTAATACTGCGCTTTCACGTTGGTCGTTTTCAACACTGGAAAGCGTCTCAATTGTTTTGGCGCGGGTTTCTTCTGCCCGTGCTATAGTAAACTCTGTGTCAGCTTGCGCTTTGATTGTATCGGCCTGGGCCTTGACTGCCTGCGCTTGTGACTTCGCGGCTTCAGCTTCTAGATACATCGATTGTGGATCAGGCTGCGATTGCAACTGCTCCAACTCTTGTGCCAACTGCTCTTGCTCTTCTGGTGTAGGCTGAACCACATTCATGCGAACCAGCTTCTTGCGGAAGAAGTCCTGAACATCTCCAAGACCTTCGCCTTCCATATTCATCATTGCCATTGCGCTTAGAACTTGCAGCGTTTCTGGGTCTGTAGACACCTGCATCATGCCGAGAAGTGAACGAACGGTTGCAGCGCGCTTGGAAGAACTGCTTGGGCCAACCTCAACAGAAACATCAAACTTGGCTTGGCTTAAATCGTTCTCATATTCAATTTCACCAGTTTCTTGATTAAGAATAGGCTTACCAAGTTCAAGTGTACTCATTTGACCCTGATTACCAATGCCCTTCATTTTGCGGTTTGGCTCAACCAGCAGATCACGAGCCATTGACAGCCAAATCTCACCGCAACGCTTTATGCCTTTGCTCATGTTGGACATATAAATAAACGTCTGCATGTCTAAACGGTTTTGAATTAACTCAACAGCGCGTCCAGATATGTTGCTTGCTATTTCTTCACCAGCTTCTTGATTGCCTAGAAGGTCGCTGATGTCCTGTTCTGTGATCTGCAATAGACCAGCAAGTGCAGGCGGGATCTGTGGTGGCTTGGTGTATCCGATTGGACCAGCCAAGCTTTCGTTGCCGTTGGCGTCTGTAACCGTGTTCAATAGCAGATATGGGTAGTTCTTCAGATTATCCTCGGCCCACATCACCTCGTACCCGGCAACTTGCTCTGGTGTGAACAATGGTTTTTCAACTGTGGAAAGCGCAGAGATTTCACCGAGCTTAGATAGCTGCATGTTCTTTAGGCGCTGGGCGTCTTTAGCCATGCGAACGTGGCCCATGCAACGCTCGATGTTATCAATGAACCAGCGCTTGCCATAGACAGGAATAATTGGGATTTGTGTTCCAGCGATGTAGCCGCTGTCTTCCAGGACGCCTGAACCGCTCATGATGTACTTGTGGACCTTGCGGCGCTTAACACGCTTTTGGCGCACCTCAACGGTTCCTATGGCGTCTAAAGTGACTTCTAGCTCTTCATCGTTGTCAAAGTCTTGCTCAGTATAGCGTTCTTCTTCGCCATCGATGGTTTGAAATATGCGGATCTGCTCTGAAGTTTCTTCAACCCGGTAGACCTCTGCAACGTACACCATATCCGGCGTGGCCCAATCAAACTGATATTGGTGGATTTCTTTGGGCCATGACGATGGATCATCATTCCATTCATCAATGTAAGCATCACGGGTCATTGATGATAGCACATAGCAAATGCGCGCATCTGACTTGTCTTGGCGCTTGGCGTCTAGGTCAAAGAATACCGTGCTGTCTGCATCGTAAATAGGCTCAATGCGGATGCGCTGATAATCGTTTTCATCCTCGTAT